AGATGCATCCGACATAGACTTTCCAAGCCCAAGCATCCCAAGAGAAGCTCTTTCTACATCTGGCTTCTCTCTTCTTGGTGGGCTTAGCATTTGTGGTACACTAAATTCGTCTAAATTCATTGAAATTTTCAACTCTGTTGGTACAGACCTATCTATAAACTTCTCTTCTTTTGTTATAGCAAAAGCTCCAATCTTTGAGATCTCTTCTTTTGTATCTGTTGATATTTCTGTATCAAAATTATGTAACGTTATATAGTCTTTGCTATAATCTGCGGCTCCAACAGAGTTAAGAGTACTAAAGACATCAAAGTTATTTTTAAAGTCAAATATGTTTGATCCTTTTTTATACAGATATCTAGATTTGCCAATATTTTCCGGACTAATAGTTATGGTTGCATCATCATCTATTCCATACCAATCAGGCCGGATCCATGCAGATATTGTACCTTCGTTCATATTTATATTGGAAAGAGATGGAATTGATACTGATGTATTTTCATCAAAAATCAATCCGTCATTAAACTTTCCTGAGTTAAACTTTAAAACTCCATTGTATTTTACATCTTCTGGATAAATCTGATCTCTTCCAAGAATCCAATTCCCAAAGACAGACTCTGTTATATCCGGAGAAACATCAGTAAATGATTTGACCAAATCATCAAAAGCTGGAGTTGTAGGCCCCTTCGTGAAGGCCTGAAGAGTGCCGGCTAAAGCAGATCTGTAAACTTCTCTGTCTGTATTTAATCCAAAATTTGCAAAATAAGGGATCTTGGTTAAAACCCCAAAGTTTTTTTCTAAAGCATCTCTTAAAGCTCCATATCTATAAGATACATAATATGCGTCCCCTTCTGCCATAATATTGCTAATAGACCAGTCAATTTCATTGTCTCCATATTCATACGATACATATAGATCATCATAAGAGTATAGATAATCACAATATATACCTCCATGCCTAGCATCTACCGCAACCTTGCTTCCTGCCTTTGGAGTTTCCGTACTTTTATACTGAACCAATACAGAATCTGCCTTGCTTAGATAGGAATCCACAGGAATTTTTATAACTGTATTTTCAGAACCTATAGAAACCTCTGCCTTTACAATGACTTTTGCGCTTCCAACCTCAGGAGACTCTATTCCTGGCCTATTTATTGAATGCTTACTTATTGTTATAGTAGAGTGTAATTCACTCCGTGATTTTATGCTAAAATAAGCTCCATCTGAATCCATCAAGTAGTCATTAGAATCTGCAGAGGATATATCGGCACCAGACCTTATAACAATACTTGCTGTATCAGAATCTATTGACTCTACCGCAACTATATCTAGGTCATCAATTTTGGTAACATTTAGTTTTTCATCAAAAATAACCTGATCTGTTGGCAAATGCTTTATTGAGTAAATTTTCTCAAAAGTATCATCTCTTATTACTATTTTAAAAAATCCAGAATCTTCTTTGAGCCTCGTAGAGTAATTTCTTTTCAAGTCTATAACATTTTCTCTAAAAGAATGATAGCTCTTATCATAAAGATTTCCCCCGCCCTCCTTAACTGTAAAGTTTATGTCACCCGAAGTCTTCTCCGGTATTCTTTCGGATTCGTCCTTAGATAATATGGAGCTTCCAAATAGAGAATCTTCATAAAAAACACCATTTATGTTTGTTATATTATAAGGAAGGACAACGGTATAGTCGTCTAATATTTTATAACATTCTTTGATAGACCCATTTAAATCAAAAGCCTCTACACCCTCTGTATAGGTTGACAAAGAGCTATCTATATCATCGATGGTTAGACTGGTGCTTGTATTTTCAAACTTATTATATACAATAGAAGCATCATCAATGCTATCTGAAGAAATAATTTTTTTAGCAGCCTGTGTTATGCTAATTATATTTGGATTATCTGTTGTTATTGAGTTATAAAAGTAATCAACAGTTCCAAAGCTATAGTCAATATCGCTTTCCACTGCCAAATATACATGTCCATGCCTATAGTCAACGCTGTAATCTCCCGGCCTTCTAAGTCTAGATAAATTTTTGAAAAAATCATCTGAATTTTCTGCCAAAATAAGGGCTTCTAATGATGACCCCGTGGATTCAAACCCAGGATTAGACGGAATATCTTTGAAATATTTTTCTCTTAAAAAAAGCGTTTTATCTGAAAATTTTATAGATGAATTATTGAATGATCCAAGGGCATCATTTGAGTCGTTTATAATCATATTTTTATCAAGACTAAAGACAAGTCCTTTTGGGCCTATTTTTATAGTATCTAACAAATCTGGAGTTGTAGCTGTTGAATTTATAGAAAAAGAATTAATTAAATTATTCACATCAGGCGTGCCAAAGAATTTGATTTGCAAATCTTCTATTCCGCTCTCATTTGTTGTAGATGTTATTCTTGCAAAATAATTCTGCGAGTTATAGTCAATCATTTCCGCAGGAATTCCTGGTGAAAATTGGATATTATTATTTGAAGCATTGCCTGACACCGTTACTTCAAATGCCGGACACACATATTCTCCATGTGGATCTAAGTTTTCTAATTCAGACAAATCGAACCGTGCGTATTCATTATATTCCGTCTTAAACTCTGGTGACCTTGTTCCGAAAAAATGAATTTCATCTTTTGTATGATAAAGAGGCTGATAAACTTCCCCTGTAGTTTGATTGTAAATCCTAAACACATCTGTAACAGGCGTCTTCGATGGCCTTATTACAAATGAAGACTCAAAATTGTTTTCAACATGCTCATTCATAACCTCAACGTGACACGGGGCAGAGTAATCTGTGCCTTCTACAAATATTTCATCATAATTAAACTCTATACTTACTGAATCTCCTATTATTGGGCGACCAGTAGACGGATAAAGATCATTGTCTTTTATATAATAATCTAAGTTTTTTACAAAAGTATTTCTATAAGAGTAAGTCATAATTCCATTTGAGGAACCAGTGCCTTTACTAGAGTCGTCTGCCCCATAGACTATGATTTCTCCTGTAGAATAATCAACAGAATACTCTCCAGGCTCAGAAGGAAGCTTAGAGGAGTTAAATACCAATTCTTTTGAAAACTCTACAGGAATTTCTTCTGAGTTTTCATTTGCAAAGAAGGATATGCCGCCTGTTTCAGGTATTTCATTCAATGAATTAACAATAGGCGCATTTTCAGTAAAAAACCTTGTTATGTTAGAAGGAATAGGTTCTGATGCAACATCTTTTATATTATAAACATCTATTGAGCTCTGATTGATGCTAATTCCAGCATCTCTATAAAGGTAAGATACATAAATTTTATCTAAAACCCTTGGTCTAGATATATTTCCAAATTCAGACAATAAGACTTGATTAGTCTTTAAGGAAGAGTGGCTAAAAGCATTTTTTTCATCATATTTATTATTTGATAATGAATATTTATATAAATCCAGCCTATATTCCGTTCCAATGTCTCCATTGCAGTCTGCAAGATCATCTGGAGTAACAATTTTTATTGAAATAATTTTTATAATATTTTTATTACTTAAACTTAGCAGAAATCCACTTGCGCTATTGCCCTCTGAATCAACGGAGATCTCTTCACCATCAACGTAAACCTCCTGCATAGATATTGGACTATCTGGAATTATATCATGATCTTTTATTTCTGATGCAGAAGTGTAATCTAAAGACTTATAAATTAAAGAATTATTAACTTTGTTTTTAGAAACTCTGTCTATAAGATAAGCTCCCTCGTTTGAAAGCCTATCTGTAGCCCCAGAGGCTCTTACTCTTTTTTCATCAACAATCTTAACTTCAATATAATTATCACTCAGTATTTCGCCTATATCTTTCTGAGCTCTATATAACTCACCTGCGTGAGATTGTAATATATTTTTTATATTTGAATTTTCTAAATTATAAATTTTAGAAACATTTGCAAACATCCTATCTTTAACTGGATTTAAATTCTCTATTCCTGTAAAATATATATCTCTACTTGTATCATCGTTTATAAGCTCATCGCCATCCTCTGCCTTAAACAATGTATCATCAGTATCTTGCAGTCTTAATACATAAAAGTTTCCAGCAATTTGCGGCCTAGTTTTTACTATAATATAATTTTCTTCAGATGTTATGCTTAAAACTTCAAGCCCAGATACATTCCCGCTAATAGAGTCAACCTTGAAATTGCCCTTAGATAACAAAGAACTAGGCTGCTTGTTAAAAACAACCTTTAACTCTGTGCTATTAGGTATTGAAAAGAATGTAGGTCTCAATGACATTTGTGTTCCTAATTTATCCTAAAATCCTCTCTTGAAACAGCTTCAAAAAGTACGGTTCCAGGAGATATTGTTTGATTGTCCAAAGCTTTGATAAAAGCCTTTCTTCCAGTTAGCCCCGTCTTATTGAATAATGATATATTTACAGAGTCAACACCTGACACTCCAGCTGCAGTAGATATTATATCAGAGTAGTCAACAACAGAGCCTAGCGTTGACGTACTTAATATATTACTAACGGCGTTTGAAACATTTTGCAAGATTGTTTCTGTTTCTGATAGAGCATCATCATTTATAAGGATAGTTCCAGTTACATCAACTGTTATTTCTTCCGCTTCTTTTATTAAAACATCAGCTGTAATAGGCCTAACTGCTTCTATTTGAATTGTTGAGTCTGTTATCAGCCTATTTACATTATAGGTGATAGTAATCCTCTCCCCTTCTTTTGGAGACAAAAACATATAATCAGCAAAATACGTATCGCCAACCCCAGGCTGGTTTGTTGGATTTATAAAAATTTGGCCACGTATATTTCCAGACGGACTTCTAAATCCAGACGTTACAGAGACCCTATCTATTCTTCCGAATCTATTTGTAGTAACCTTTTTGCTAGACGATGAGAAGTATAGCTCTTCAAACGCCTCTTCATTGAACACCAAAACAGATACCCTTAGTTTTGTTCCAGAAGAAGTAGAAATTGCAGAATTCGTAGGAGTAGACGGTAATTCGAACTTAAACCCATCTATAGACGTATCAACTGTGCACGATCCTTTATCATATGTATCTTTAGATATAGAATAGCCTAGGATGTCGTATTCTTCATCTGGGTCTGAATACTCATCTAGCGTACAAACCTTGTCTACTCTTGCTATTCCAATTGTATCAGGAATAGAGTCAATTCCGAGAACCTCTTTTAGCTCAGACTCTAAATTAACAACTAGACCCTCCATTGATGTTCCCTCAGATATGTCAAAAACATACCTATTAAGAGTAGTTCCTGTTATCTTTATCTTTCCTGCAGATGATATTCCGGCTATAGACACAGAGAGCTGTGTCGCTCCAAATCTTGATATGCCAGATATGCCTCCAGATGAGTCAAACTTAAAAAATAAAGGTTGATTTGTTCCAGATAGGTCAGTGGCGCTTCTGCCCAAGAGACCATTTGTCGAGGTGCCTCCTGTTATAGGAAGATTTGAAAGCTCTATAGATGGGTGAAGCGATTCTATGTCGGCAACATACTTAACGTATACCACTTCGGACCCAAAGTACATTTCGTCTACAATTTCATTAATTTCTTCTGTTTCCATAACACTTTCAGATGGGAGCGTAATCGTCTTATTGGAGTAAGATCCATCTGTGCGCTCTAGATCATATAACTCTATCTTATTATAATATACAGTTACGGCATCATCAACAGACGCCACTGCATCAGATGGTAGAAATATTGTTCTAGACGAAAAGGACCCATCTGCGGCCTTTGTAGAGTAAAGCTCCAAGCCATCTGAGTCTCTAGTTATTGATATGATGTTTGAAACCTCATCCTCAATTACACTAAGCTCTATGCCCGCCGCTGTTGTTGTGTCTGATGTAGGTATCATTGAAATTGCTCCAGAAGCAATCTCTTTTTTATAAACAGATAGCACTTTTGAAATCCTATAGTCAACTTCTACGTTAAACTCTATTTCGCTACTATCTCTTGTTATAACAGACTCTTCTTCAAATATTCCACCGGAAGAGGTCCAGTCGATTGCATCTACTGCAGACGGATCTCTAAATTGAGATAGGCTAGATGAGTTTCCATAATCAATGTATTCATCATATACTGATCTCCAGGTATAATTAACGCTTAAAACATCTGCGGGGGTTGGCATTGATCTTCCTGTTATCTCAATTAGCCCATCTTCATTAAGCCCCGTTTCAGAGTCTACGCCCTGAGATGCTACGACATATACCTCTCCTGTCGTTAGATTTTGAACCCTACTAACCTTAACTACTGGATAGTGATTTAGTTGGATATAATTACTGCCTGCCGTACTAACGGTTGAATTCTCTCCTATTTCGTTTATATCTCTATATACATTGTATACAGAAGAAATATCAGAGAAAGATAATGGATCAATGCTATTGCTTCCCTTTTTTATAACGCCCTCTGCCTCTACTGTTTTTGTATTAGATACAAAGCTTATTTTATCAAAACCAAATGGGCTACCTCCAGTTTCTGGATTTAAATCTTTTTCCAACTTGTAGTTTCCAACAATTTTTCCATCTGAATCTGTATAACTCTCTTTTAATAACCCAGATGAACTTCCAGAAACTGTTACCAGAGAATCTACAGGCTGCGCAGGCAAAGATCCTGTTTTGAAAGACAAAACCCTTCTCTCTTCAGAAGTCCTAGTCGGATCTTGACCAGACTGGCCTATAACATGATCATTTCTTTCGTCTGAAATATTCCCCGTTCCCGAAAGATCTGTAAACAAATAAGACTCTGCTACCTGCTGAACCTTTCTTCCTAATATATATACATCAACCTTCCCGCCTGTTCCTGAGTTTAAAATTCTATATGAACCATCTTCAGTTTCTATGGTCTCTGTACCGTCCCTTAGCATCAAAGAGCTTCCAGGCTCTACAACAAGCGCATCTAACACGCCTTCTACTCCCAATAGTGTATTTCTATAACCGGCAGAAGTTCCAATATTTGCACCGCTAAATACACTCAAGATTCTAGATCTAAAAGATACATCCGTCTCCCTGTTTGTTCCTCCGCTTAATGCCAAAAGGTTTGTTACAGACGCATTAGAAGATAAGTTGCTATCAATAATCTGAAGCGATGCCACATTTCCGGTTGTCCCAGAACGCATCGCCTGAACCGGAACCTCTATGGCATATTTGCTGCTAATGCCAGCTATATTTAGAGATTTCCTCATCCTACTTGCATTTGCGGCAAGACGATTTTTATCAGATGATGCCATAAGATAGTTTCCTATCGTTTTGAATTTAACCCCATTTCTGGCAGTTACCGTAGTTCCGGTGGGTATTGATACGTCTGAAGCAAGCGAATTTGTGCAAAAAACAACAACGCCGCCAGCAGGAGTTCCTGTGGCTCTAGATACTCCAAAGTTTGAGGCCAAAAGATCAAGATCTCTACCGGCTGTTGTTGCCAAAGACTGCTTCTCTGAAACTACAGCTATTGCCTTATATAGCCTTGCTATTTGATCTGCGGGAAGATCAACAAACAAGTCTCTAGCCACAGAGCCGGGCTTAGTGTCAAGATTGGGCTGAGTTAGCTTTAGCCTGTCTATTATTGTTGCAACAATCTCGCTAAATGATCTATTTGAGGCCATTCTTTATTCTCCTAAAATAATCTAATGGTAACATTATTAGTTACTTCACTTAATTCTTGTGTTAGTACAGATACAAAAACATTATACATTCTTGGGTCCAATTCATCTCTTCCTACGGATATGTCTAATATTTCTATTATAATCTCTCCTGGAGATAACCTTTGGCGCTTTGACTGAGATCTTTGAAGCGCCATTAAATTTCTTAAGGCTTTATTTGCAGACGATGTTAGGTCTAATTCTATAAACTTTGGATCTGCATAATGACCTATTTCTATTGCCCCAATATGACTTCCATAGTTTGGATGAAACTTATTATCTCCAATTTCTGTTAGCAGTATTTTGATAATATCTTGTTTTAATTTAGAATTGGACGTTACAGTTGATACAGAGCCCTTATCTGTTATTTTAATGTCGCCTCTATGAAGCGTTAGATCAAATGACATAATCAACCTTCCTATATCTGTTTTTTACATTAAAAATAATAGAAAAATAAAGCTATGCATTTATGCGAAAACTGTAAAAATCAGTCTTCTTGAGAATTGGTATATACAAAAACTCCTATTCGTCCAATTTCTAGGGTCTTTAAAAAAAGCTGATAAACATCATATGATCTTTTTGTCACATCATTTACAGCATCAGCTATTGTTCTTCTTTCAAAACTATCAAAAAACCCGTCCGGAAACTCTTTCCTCATATTGTCAAACTGAGTTGGAGACAGCAAGGATAGCAATAAGGTTTCTGGCATTGTAAATAAGGCAGTAACGATAGCTAAGATATCCAAAGCTCCAACTCCCTTGGTAAAGCCTATTTTTGAAGCAACATCTCTTCTTATCTCATCTCCTGTTTTTGCAGCTGCTCGTTGATTCTCTTCGTCAATCTCCTCTCTTCTTGACCCGATAAACTGTCTAGGAAGAGATAATATAGACAAAACCGAACTCATAAGGTGTCCACTCTTAACGCCCGAATTCCTTTGAGTGTTACTTTGCAAATCAAGTGCTGCCGGCGTTGAGTTGTCTCCAAAAAGCATCATAAGAGAGTCCTCTATTGCTAATTCAAGATCTAAAGTCATCTCCTCTATGCTTGCAGTTGCTTGGGCAACTGCAGAGCTTCCCCCGGGCCTTGTGACTCCCCCTGTGCTATTGTCTGAGGCCTGGCTTCTATTTTCATCTGGGATAAGTCCCGTATTTCTTTGAACTCTTGCCATTTCTTCTATATCATCTCTCATGGCGGTGGCAAAAGCAACAACAGATAGTGACAATCGCGTTACTACCAAAGCCTCTAGGAGGCCCATGCTATCAACTATATCTTCAAATGTAAACTCAGCTTCTTTATTAGAAACAGATGTTGAGAGTGGTGGAGCTAAATTTTCAGCGGTAGGCATATACGTACTGGTTCCGCTTGTTTTATCCAGCCTGATTCTTATAATAGACTCTAACAGAGAAGACTTTAAGGGCCTTCCGTTTACAGTTCTCATAGAGCTTGGCAAAAATGGTTCTGCAACAATCTTTCCAGGCTCATTTATGCAGCCAGAAATTCTTCCATCTTGAACTGGCGGATACAGCAGATAAGAGTATCTATAGAAATTTGAATTATCAGACAAGGTTTGTACCGATGGCAGAGCTTGTCTTAAAACAAGCTCATTCCAAAGGCCCCTGAAAAATGCCTCGCCTTCCTCTCCAGGGCTCGCAACAGCCATTCCTTGTAATGTTACGCGAAGCATCTCATTAGTCTCTAATCCAGCTACAGCTGTGGTAAATATATAATAGATTGAATCTTCACCAAGCAAACCCTCATCTCCAAATGCTTCTTCCGAGCCATACCTTCCGGTTAGTACATTTAGGATAATCTCAGGATATATACCAAGAGCAGACTGTGATTCTGAAACATGTTGATTTCCAGTTAAAATTCCAACTAATTGATCTACAGCTTGTTGTACTTGAAAATCAGATTTATCTTGAGACAGCACTATAAAAGAAAATAATTCCGCCATATTAACCATGGCTTCCCGACTTGAATAGCCTGTGTTTACAAGAGAATTCAAGCAGGTGTCGATCTGGGACGCCATATCAAAGGCTTTATTCCCTGCTACAAACTCTCTAGAGCCAGGGTCTAATTGTCTTTTGTCCAATATGCTTTCATATCTGCTATATACATAAGATTGATCTTCAATCAGCTCTCCTTGTATGCTTATGTAGCTAAGATAATCAGAGGCGCTTATATCAGATGTAGATGGCATTCCAAGCATTCTCATGAAGGTATTCTCATAAGACTCCATGAGAGCCTCCTCTCCGGCAATCTGCTGCATACTGGTGATGTTTCCAGATAGATCAACTGACTCTTGAGCCAGCTCAAAAGGTATGTATGAGGATCTCATATTTGCAACTTCTGAAAATAAATCTTCAAACTTTTTAACTACAGTCTTTACCTTTGTTGCAAAGTTTTCAACACTCGCTGCAGACAAAGATCCTGTTCCACCATCTTGAACTCCATATGTTGTTTCAAGAGCGGCAAGAGCCTGAGATAAAGAATCTTTTAGGCCGCTTTTGCCATATTCACCCAAGACTTCTTGTATACTCATTTTTAATTCTCCAGCTTAGTTCCGAAGGTTTGAGGTCCAGGCTTAGCAGACTTGGCGCTAAGATCCCTGTCGTCATCTCCATACTTATCGCCAGCTCCACTTGTTTTCGTAAACAGGATTGTCAAAAGCCTATCTACCTTCATTAATGCTCCTGGTGCGAAAATTTCTTGACCATCCTCATCGACAGAAACTGCATCATCAATACAATCTACTGCCGAGGGGTCTAACTGTAATTCGCTATCTTGAATTCCTCTCTCTGTAACCGCTTGAATCACCACTCCACAAACCTCCGCTCTTATAACTACCTTTCCTGGTGTCTCTGTATATATAGCGGCAGTATAAGTAGTTCCGTCTTTTACAATAAGGTCTTCTTCTCCATCATTAACCGGAACAAGGGTTGCTCCAGTTTCAGTCTCATCTACAACAAAGCTTATTTTTATCTTGTCCGTAAGATCTAATGCCTCTGACATTTCATCATCATAAGAGTCTCTTGGTATAAGTGTGACAAATGCTTTTTTGGTAGACTCTAAGGTTAAAAGATCTCCAATTCCAGATGCATACTCCATAGCTCCTGTTACCATCGGAAGGCCATCCAGGTCTGTATCCCAATTTTCAGTTATTTGAGCCAGCTCTTTTAGATCTGCCTGCTCTGGGTTTACAAAGTTTGGAAGATCTGTATCATCCTCATCGTCATTTAAGTAAAAGCTTGTATTTAACGGATTCAAAGTATATTCACAAGAGTTATCTATAGCATCATTAATACACTCTACAAGCGTATCATACTCGCCTTTTATAGATGAACTAAAGTGTCCATCCGGCTCTATTAGGTCATCTACTATTGGCACTTTGGACCAAACTTCGCCATTTTCAAGGTGGTGTCTAACCATTGGTATGACACCAAGAGGAACGCCCGTTTCTGGGTGCGGCTCTTCATTCTTGAAGTAGTCTAAAAATGCCTTGAGACAGTCTTCTACCGGAGTTATGACTTCGGCTCCATAATCGCGATCTTCATCAAAGCCCGGTAGATCCATAAGCATCTCTGCTGGCATTGAAGCTCCGCAAGCAGCCGCAATATCATCGGCAACCTGCCTCATGTCAACTATATAAAACCTTGGAAAGTCAAAGACTTTTACATTATCTATTGCTTCTCCGATATCATTTCCTTCTTTCTTGTTTCCATGGGAAAAATCATATGCAAATCCAAGCTCTGGATGTGGCAAATCTGTAAACTTATCGCTGTAATAGGCGCCTTTCCAGTCTTTACCGTCGTCAGTATCAGCCTCACCGGTAACATTAACTACAGTTCCTGAGCCCGCCCAATCATCTCCAGAGTAGGGGGTCCATTCCGCACCAATTCCGTATGTTTGCGTCTTGCCATTCGTAACATATACGGGCACATCGGCTGGGGACACCGTTGTGCCGTCAGTCTTTTCAACTTGCTTCCCATCCAGCTGGCCAAGAATATATAATGCATTCGCTTGAGCTTGAATTATCTTTTCCCCACTAGTTATACCGTCACTACTTATTCTGCTATGACGACCTTTTTCGCTGATCGCAATAAAATCTCTATAAACTTGCTTGTCTTCTCTTCCAAACTTTTTCTTTGGTGCAGAAGGATGATTTATCATTTTTACATTTATAGATTCAATACTGTTTCCATTCATTTTTATTCCGCCTTCTGCGCCATCTGGCTCGACAAAATATACATTAAATGAATCATCAACCAGTGCTATCATTGGGATGTTTCCAAATGTCTTGGTGACGGTTACTGGCTCAAACTCTGCATCTAGTGTTGTCTCATTTATTCCGGGCTGATTAAGATCTATGGTTACCGTCAATGGCTTTGGCTGGTATCCGCCGCCTTTTGCTTCCAAGAAACCTGTTGCTCCATCTATAGGACTGATAAAATCCTTGCTAGCGCCGGTATCATCTACAATCAAGTTTCCTGAATCTTCCGTCAAAAACATTGGTGGAGAATCAAGAGTTTGTATTTCATCTACGAGCTTCTTTCTAAAAAACAATGGGAATATCAAAATCTTCCACCACCAGGCTATATCACTTGACTCTGCCTTTTCATTAAATTCAAATCTAACAATCCTAGGATCTGGGCCGGTGAATATAGAAAAGGCCTTCGTGCTTCTTGTGAATGACAGGCCAAATGTTGCATCAAAACGATTGCCAGTACCGCCAATATAGTCTCCGTTTACATAATTATCGCTATCGCCACTGTCATCAGCTATAAATCTCAATCCAGGGTAGTCGATGCGCTCCATGGTTCCCGCCCCAGTTGTATCTCCGGCAAAGAATCCTCCATCTTGAACCGTTTTAAGCTCTCCCGTCGTATTGTCTCTAAGCCCAGGCAGGTCGGCGCCTGGTGTTCCAGGCTCTGAGACCCTAGCTCCACCACTATCCTTGGCTCTAACTATAAAATCGCCTTCAGCCAACAGCTTGTTGCATATATCGCTTGAAGACTTGCAGTCCATATCATCTTTATTATCACGCTTGTCCGGAGGAGAGTTTCCTGTAGACTTTGTTACACTAACTGGAAGTCTCGTATATGACTGGGCCAACGGAAGCAGTGCATCTGGCTCTATTCTTCCAAAGGGAGCTACCTTTCCAACGATAAGTCCTGCAAGCATTGAGGCATCTATACAATTTTCTTCATCTGCATCATGACCGACCTTACATGGGAAGGCAAACAATAGCTGTAAAAGCTCAAGGAATAATGCCAGAATGGTTAAAATAGGCTCTAGAACCTCAAGGTCAGCCTCAAGGCTAAATAGATGTTCGTTTATCGCCTCTTCAAGAGCAACAATGGATGGGTAGTTCTTCTGATCTATTGCGGTTGACATAGCTGAAGATATTTCATTAATTGCAGTGATAATACTCAGTATTTTTGTTATAACGCAAAGGAGAAGCTCAAGGATATGAAGAAGAAGCGCAAGACACATCGCCGGAACAGAAAGTGGTGGCAACAATAGTATCAGGTCATATAGACATAAGAACAGCCTAATTATGGCAAAAGCAAGTCTTATCGGATGAAGAAGTGCACATATAACATCTATAATACAGAATATTATTTTTATTGGAATTAGAAGAACTTTAAAGTTTCTAAGCTGCAAAGACAGCTCTGCAGTTAGATGGAATGAAAAATCACAGAAACTTTGAATAAACTCTTTGGCGACATTAGCCTTGTCAAGCCTAACAGACGTGAACTTGAGAAAGAATTTTTCAATCTTCTCTTTTATATCACTTCCGGCTCCAGATTTACTCCTATTTCCACCAAACAATTGCTTGGCCCAGTTGTCATCTATATTAACAGCCTCATTTGCACCAACCGTTCGTCCCAGGCGCATTCTATTTTCATTTGTATTTGAAATAGCAATTTTTGTACATGGACTTGATCCAAATGCTGGAATCATGGATAGGTTTGGAATTGTTATGTCAAAGTCCAAGAAAATTCCAGAAGAAGATGAATTATATCTGGACTCAACTCGCTTTCCTGCTACCTCAAACTTTGTATCTAAAGTTGTGCCTATAGTCTTAAGTGTAAGTCTATCATCAGTTGTTATTTCAAGCTTACCAAACCTAAGGCCGTTGCTCCCTCCGGTTCTTGTATACCAGTCGTCAGCGCCTTCTTTCTTTACAGCTACAATTTCAGGAACATTGAATTTTATTGCTGCATTTTGAGTGATTTTAGTTGTTAATGTTAATTGCCACTCAGTGTCATCTGAATTTGCCCTATAAGTTCCCGGAACAAGGTCTGCCTGATCTTTTAGATAAATATATTTTAAGTTTACCTTTGTAAAATCACTAGGCCTTGATGATAAAGCGTCTAATGCATCTGAGGCGGCATCTAACATATTCTGAACAATACTTGAAAGCTCATCTACTAAGGCAAGCAGGCTGTTTGCAAGATCATTAACTGCTGCAACAGCCGCCTCTGCGGCATCTGCGGCGGCATTAAGATCTGCGACAAAGTCATCAACAGCCTGTGCTGCATCGGCAAGCCAGCCCCCGCCACCTGAGTCGGAGTCTCCTCCTCCTCCTGAGCTTAGAGCTATCTCTAACGCTTCAGCTGATGCCTCTTCGCCCGACATAGCCTCGGTAAGAGAATTAGATGCATTTTCAAATTCTTCTTGCGGCCCCCCTGCATTCCAAGCATCAAGAGCCGCCTGTGCCTCTGCAGACAGCTCCATGCCACCCTCTACCGCATTATTCATTGCTGCAGCAACATCATTCAATTCATTAATTGCATTTGTACCCTGACTTATTAACTCCGCAGGAGAAAACCTAGGCTCTACCATTCCTGTCGTAGATACATCTATTATCTCCTCTTTTAAAAATCCTGTATCAGGATCTACAAGAGCGTCTGACAGATTTACTGCCCTAGTCACTTCTGCTGTATCCCCAGGAACCTTGGCCCCCAACACCAGCTTTGTAGATGGCATTATTTTTACAGGACTACCAAAACTGAGATAGCTCTTCGTATCCGTTGCGTCGGTACCTGGAATGTAACTAGAAGACGTGCTTATAGTCGGCATGTATGAGAAGAATGGAGATGGGTTTATGTCAAATATAGATGTTGACATATCTATGCCACCGGTTGTGGACCCATCCTCATTTACCATCTGAGTTATTTGCTTATCGCCACCTTTACAGTTCAATACAACGCTATCTTCTGTTGATAAAAATGGTGTACCATCTCCATCATCTTTTACATCCTCTGAGTCAAAGTAAACCGTTGTTCGAGTCCAAAGTGTAGAGTCATAAGATGTTTTAAAGCGTTTGTCATTCTTTTGAATCGTTATATCGGTCCAGCCCTCATCCTTTATCTCTGTAATATTCTTGAAGTTAGCAAGAATTTTATTGCCACCAATATATTTAAGCTTTCCAGCTCTATATTTCTTAAGTTTTTTTGTTCCAATATATACTTTATACCGCTTGCTTAGCCTTGGCTCCTTGGCCCCACTGAAAACTACAGCCAAGTGGTCTAAGGCATCTCCAGCGATAATTCTTTGCTCTGCAGATGAGTCATCTTTTGCAAGCTTTCTTTTTAATCCTGGCCTCAAATACTTCTTTATGGAATCTAAGTCATCACCACCAATTGTGGTTGCAGCCCTTGCATCGCCGCTTGAGGATGGAAGAGCGGCGACAAGCCCCAATACATGCGGTGGCTTCGAAAATGGCTGTGAAACTACTTGCTCTCCCCTTGAGACGGTTCTTGTCTGGCCTCCCATTGGTATTACGCCATAGTTTTGACCTTCAGCCAAGGCCTGGTCTTCTCCAGACCATTTAAAGTTTGTTATAATTATACAAGCAGACGCCTCTCCTGCGGCAGAAACAACCTCGGTTAATCTACTCAGGTTTTTTCCTGCCCCAACAGATCCGGGGAACTTTAAGGAGGCTTTTCTTTTTGTTATAGAAGAAAAGTCTGACTGTCCAAATTCATACTCAAGGGCCATTGGAACCAAAAGGTTTGCCGTATCTCCTGAGTCATTAATCTTAACACTACCTGCGCTTCTAACTTCGTCTGTCCCTACAAAGCAAAAATCTTTAAGAATAGACTCTGCTTTTCCGGCACCATCATCTACAAGTGCTATATATGCATATAAAACATTATTTTCTTGAAAGATTCCCTTATTTCTTGTCTTTATAATTAAATTAGAACTTGTGCCGTCCATAAGGACAGGCAAAGAGTGGAGTCCTTTTCCAAATTTTGGAACCTTAAAATTAAAAGGCTTCTTTATTATTACTTCAGCATCTGGGGGAGGCGGAAGTTCAGGTCCGGTTGTGCCCGGGCTTGCTATATAAAATGGCTTCAAAGGTGAAACATCGCCATTAGACGCCTCTAGTCCCATGTAAAAAGTACCAACGTTCCTAGATACGGCATCCCAAGTTGCGGTTGATCTAATGGTTAAAGATTGAGTGCTTTGGTTCATAAAATAAACAGACTGACCGTCGAGTTCGCTTCCATCTTGAAATGATGTCACCAAATCTAAGCCAAGCTCATCGCTATAAATATTTACAGATACAACATCCATACCCCCTGTAAGCGTTAGCTTTGTATCAATGGTTGTTGATATGTCAATGACCTCATTGTGGTCATTAAAACCACTTGGCTTAATAGGACTTTGATCAGAAAATAGGCTGCGGCTTGGATACAGAGTTAGGTTTGTCCCCGGAATTCTTGCAAATTGTCCCAATTCATCAACAACATATACCGCAAATTCAACAGATCTTGTATTATTATATAACTCTCTTCCACCTTTCTTAAATAGATCTGATAACTTTTCAGTTGAAAATTGCCAAACAGTAGGGTCTTCATCATTCTGACCAACGCCATCTACCTCAGACCATATGGCCGGTATCTGCCCGTCTACGTCCACCATAATATTTGGAGTAACAGATGCCAACACCTCAGATGCAGCAGTTGTATTGGGCTGATGAAAGAGCATATCATTAGCAGCGCTAGCCTCATCTCCATCTCTATATCCAATAAGAATTTCCGGCCGATTTATCTCGCCATATAGTGCCGCTTGTTTTTTGATGCCGACCTTCGATAGCTTTACCTGGCCTGGAAAGCCAAGATTTTTAATAGGAATACCTCCAGCAGCGAAGCCAGGAATAATCATGCCGAGCTCAGCTCCAGAAGAGAAAGTAAGACCATTCACTACGTCAGATGAAAAAACACCGTTATTGGATGATGTTCCAAATAAAGGATCCTTGATCTGATCCTGCATGTAATCTATCCACTTGTCAAAAACATCTTCTACCCCTTCTTTTATAGCGGCATTTGAAACATCTACAATCCCAGCTTTCCCCTCGTCGGCAGGGTCCATAAAACATTTAGTCAAAAGAGGAGCTGTAAACAGCTCTATGCCATCGGATACTTCGTCAAAAGGCTTAGCTTTTATCTTATTTTTTGATTCAAAAATTGGAGATAAAAAATATCTATAAGTGACCCCTTGTTTTAGCCCATCTTTAGTGAGAGTAATTTGCTCATCTTCAAAACCCTCACCTGAAGAGTTTTTTACCAAATCATTATCTACCATCTCTGGGCACGGCGGGGGAAGATAATTAACTGCTTTTGCAGAATACTCAAGACCGTTCAATAATTCGAATGCAAGAGTTATAGTCTCTTCGTCTGCCGGGTTATCTTCCTGAGTAATATTATAAATGTTATCAGAAAAACCAGAACTATCCCTTCCAGATAGGTCCGGCATTTTAACATAAATAGTGTTACCAAGAGCTGTATAAAAGCCTATATCATTAACAACCCTGCCTCCGATTATAACGTCTTCATCAAGTCTAAATATAGGACAGATTTCCATTAAAAGCTTTGGAATAAGAGTATCTGCCGTAACTCCAGAGCCGGCCTTTGCCTCATCTAATGTTCCAGTTTCTGGATCAAGAACAATCTTGTTTAACAATGACTCAAAAGTTTCTCCAGATAACCCTACATAGTTTTTCAGACCCGACTCTTCCGAATCTTTGTTTACAATTACTTCAAAAATCTTTTTTATAACATTTATAGGTATAAACTTAAAGTTACCCATAAGCCTAAGGCCAGAATATCTTTGATTATTCTCAAGCCCGGGATCTAATTGTGCCTGTAGATCATCATGTGTTGCAATGGCTCCATCTCCAGAGACATAAGACGACATAAGCAGAGTAGGAACTCCTGCTCCATGATATTGGTCCAAAATAGACGGCATTGAAATAAGACATTTGTTTATCCTGTTTCTTGCCCCAATCAAATCACTTACGCTGGCAAACTCTTCGCTTCCTACTCCTGGAACCTTATTTTTTATATAGGTTTTTAATTTATTTATTTCTTTGTCATAAGTGCCAGAAAGGTTTGCATTCTCAGGGGCCTCTGAGTTTCCTGGCAGCGTATTTATGCTTGCGCTAGAAGGAAGAGCCAGCTTTACAATTGCCCCGCCAGACAGAGGTATTACCCCTGCAGTATCACTTGATTCCATTGGAAACAATACCTTTACCTCATCTACATCAATTGACCTTGATGTATCAGAACTGGTAGATTCTCCGGGGAAGCAATTAACTTGAATTGTTGAGAATTCTTCTCTAGTTTTTATTGCACCAACTGCAAGTGGCAATATTTGTGATTTAAAACCCATACTTAACCTTTTCTAACGAACTTTACTAATAATACTTTAACTGCACAAAACTATTAAACATTAGTTGATTATTATTTCAACTCTAATCTTCCGTTAGTTTTGTTGCTACTTCGGCAAGGCAAGCCACCATATCAATAATCTCTTCTGGAGTTATACTTTCTCCATCGCTAGTGGGAGTGTCCTGAGAGACAGGGGCTTTATAAGTAGGTCGTGGAGGACGATTGCCTTCGCGACATTCGATATTTGTTCCGGCCAATATTAGTTTATTTGTACTTTCAAGCATTAAATTTCCATCATTTCTAATAATCATGTTTGCTCCAGGCTTCATGCCTGCTATAACAAGCCCGTTTTCACTTATAGATATCAAATAATCAGATGCGTTATGCCCACCATCTGGCTTAAACTCTGTATCTCCAACTATCCCCTTGTTTGTGACATTAACCCTTAGATCAAATCTGCCTTTGTTAAAATCATTTCCATTATGACCGCCAATATTAACCATAACGCCGCCATCGGTTTGAACGATCATGCTTCTACCATTGCTGTCTTTCCCAAACCATGCAACCAATGAACCTGCCGTATCTAAAACCATGCTTTTTCCATCATGACTGTCCGCGCCTACGGACATCTCTATGGATCCCTCTAGATTTATATTTGCACTTTTCCCGCCAGGATTTTTCCTAGGCGCATCTGCCGTACCTACATTTCTAGCGCTAAGATCGCCCTCTGGGGATTCTGAAATCTCAAACGAATTACTGTATGGATAATTTATAACATTTTGCTGATTATCTGCCTCTGGAGTCAGGTTCTGTCCTGCAACAATAACGCCTCCTCCTGGATCTATTGCGGGCTTTTGTGGCATAACCTCCACTGTAGACATATAGGTGAGCAAGGCTGGGTTTGTTCCATCTCCCAATAATTCTGGATTTTGCTTTTCAAAAGGCTCCATGATAGGAGTTCCATGAACAGTATTAGAACACCTCACAGACGTTGGTGCTATATGGAGTCTTGTTACATAATTAGCTATAAGCTGTTCTGCTGCTGCATACATATTATGCCACTTTGTAGTGTTTACACGAACACTTGTCCCTGCACCACTAGCTACGGCTTCAAATCCAGAGAAGTAGCCATCTTCATTGGAAAACCTAATCCCAGTTCGCCTACGAGGATCTCCCTCTGAGGTTAGAGCAGATCGAGCATCCTCCGTTGGATATAATATATTATTCTTCTTGCTCCTAAGAGTGACCGGAATAACCTCCTCTCTTCCCTCAAGACCTCCGTCAACTCCTGCATCTGGAGTTGTAGATGTTCCTCCATCTATATTATAAAAGTTTGAATCTGTTATGTACGGTATGTTTCCAGACAAGGTTGATTTTGGAACGTTTACCTTTAAGACGCCCTCTTTGTCTACTGAAAATACAAAATTATCCTTAGAGCCGGGTTTAGATTCGTTTGCAAAAGAACTAGCTCTTGTTGCCAACTGGAAGTGATATCCTATACCTCTTCTGGTACTTCTTCTTGCGGCTTCATAATTCTTCCCCAAGTTAGATGCATATGGAGTTCCATCTGCCTCTCCAACCTGAACCACATTATAATTTATATCTAAGGCTTCTCCTCTAAAGTTTATTAGATTTCCTCCAACAATTTCTACAAGCTGGTGGGGCTCTAAATGAAGTATATTCTTTGGATCCAAAGCTCTAACTCGATCATCATCTCTAAGTGCAGCATAAGAGGTCTCCATAGACACTTCTGATTCAGTATCAAAGCCTAAAAATCCAGATGTTTCACAAAACTCATTTATAACCATTCTATACTCTGAAAGAGGTGCATTTCTTGGCTGCCTCATAAATGATACATCAGAAGCTCTTGCTCCAGGAAACAACCCTCGCTCTATACCAACTCCCATCTGCCAAGGCGCAGAGAGTCTGTGGCCAACCTGGCCCGGCTCTATATTTATAGGGTTTGAGGCAGTACCCCCAGAAACAGTTTGCTCGACCCTAGTTCTCAAGACTGGGCCGTGCCTAAGTCTGAGTCCGTCACTAACACCCTGGTAGGAGTCGCTAACCATCGTAGCCTTTGTAGAATAACCACGAGAAGACATATAGAGCCCAGCGCCAGTTACATTTTTTAGCATAATTTGAGAATTAACAGCTGAATTTTTTAAAAATAACTCTGCGCCACCTTTGTTCAAGATTCGTATATCACCTATGTTCATCGTCCTGATTGGATAAGGGGCCCATCCGGCAGGAACATCATCCCCTGGGCTTGAATTAATAGCCGTAGATATTCTATTTTCTCCAGATAATACTTTTATTATTTGAACTGGGCTTGATCGCGCAGGGTGAACAGATGTACACAAAACCCGTGATCCAATATCTGGAAATGAAAATATTCCACAATCTGAAGTTCCACCAAAAGCTGCATATATTGGCTCAACAATAGTTGCTCCAGTTCCATCAATATCTGTAGCTATGCTTATTGTGCCATTTTGAGGGTCTACATCTACAACAACAGCCTCAAATGCTTTTAGCTTGCCAAAAACTCCGTCAAGACCTCCTACTCTAGACATTTCACCCTCCTATCTCCGAAGTTAAAATGTCACCAGGAATGTCTATAACGCCAACCTCTATAGCGTTAATGTCACCAGTAAAAATATTTCCATGCGACACAAGAGCCTCTCTGATGTCCAGCCATGATTCCTGGCTTGGCCCGCCCTTGGGAAATATTCCCATATTTCCTTGCGGATCTATTTCATTTGAACTAATTGATAATGCCGCCATTAATTCACGGTTTAAGCACTTTATTTCTCCGGCCGGATTTGATTCATCACTTTTGTCCAAGTAAACAGTTTGTAGAATTATTTTATTCTTTGGAATCGAAGTAACGGGCATATTGTTTGGAAGTCTCATTTGACTCAAACTCCTCGTTGTACCTATCGACCCGCCTCCAAACGCAGACCCTATTGATGTAATAGATGATGCAAATCCTTCGGCTAGGTCATCAGAATCTGTTGCACCGCCAGCCTGAGCCAACTGAGTTGGGTTTTGAAGCATAGAAGATACAACTTCCATTTTTTGAGACACAACATTTACAGCGCTCATATCATTTCTATCCTTAACAAATCCTCTGACTAATATGTATTTTGATCCAACGACGCTGCCAGATAAGTCTGTCATCATATTTGTAAATCTAATTTGATTATCTTTATAGGCCAACAGCTGTACTGCTGATGCACCTCCGGTTGGAAACACTAGACAACAATTGGGGCTTAGTGGCCTATAGTTATCGTCTGCAGAAAAGCCAGTTCTATGAACAATCGGAGGATCTGTAAAGGACCCAACCAACTCTTGTCCAATTACGTCAAGTGGACTTGGAAGATAGTGTCCGGGAGGATGCCCATATCTTAGCCCAAGGGTTGTTGTAAATGTTGATCCATATTTAAACTGATGCCGTACGGAATCTACATAGTACAATAGGCCCGTTGCTTCAACATAAACTGTGTCTCCAGGCTGATAGAATTCGTTTCCAGCAACTGTTATTGAGCCTTTGTTTATATCGGCCTTTTGCAGAGCTAACTTTAACATGGCATAAGGCCTGCACTGGCCTTCTACATCGCTTAGAAACGGATGATCTATATTAGTTGAGTTAAAGCCATACTGACGCCACATGTCAAAGTCTGTGGCTCCAGCCCAAAAGTATAGCCCATCTGCTCCAGAGTTTAACGACTGGCCCATTCCAAGTGGCGCATCTCCCTTTACTCCAACGGACGTATATGTCGGAGGAGATTCGGTAAATCCTGCTTGTATAAGCTTTTCATCCGTAATTATAAGTCTTTTTCCAGATCCATAGCCTAATAGATTTCGCGTATCATCCTGGATCAAGTGATCATAAACAGTTCCATCTGCACTAGATCCTGTAAGTATATCTATTGCGCTACTAGTTGCATTTGCAAGGCTCTCAAGAAAATCAACAGCACTTCCGTTTATCAGATCATCTGACCCTGCAGTTACCTCTATTGGATCATTTGCTCCGGTAAGCTCTCCACTGAGTACTCCCGTTATATCTTCTAATTCTTTTTGATTTGCAATATTTGCCTGCAGCATAGATACATAACTATCTCTTTGAGATATCGTAGTTTTTATTTTATTTAATATTCCATTGGGCCCAGTAACTGCCGAATCAAGATCTTCATGCTTCTTTTTGAAAATAAAATCTTTATATTGAAATCCTTTTGCCGCATCAATACCAGTCCCTTGGGCAGGGTCTAATCCAAACTGACTCTTAAAAGAGTCTCTTATTTCATTAAGATTATCTGCAGTAGCTATATCATAAGCAGGAGGCCTTACAGAGCCTCCGATGCCAGCGCTTGCTGATGCGGTTAAAATATCATTTAAAACACCCATCTCTTCTTGAAATATAACATCAAAAGTTCCAAGGAGAGTTTCTGTATCCCCATCTAAAATATCGCCTTTATTTCCAAAAGAAGCCGTTAGCTTTAGTCCGTTTCCAAACAGCTCGTTGTTTCTTTCTGTAATTGATCCAACTGAAGATGAATACTCCCTCTGGTTCAAAGACAGGCTTTTGGTTTGAGGGTCCGCACCACCTCCGAACAGGCCTCCGAGAAAGCCTCCTCCAGAAGATGGTATCTTTACTCCGAAAAATCTTAATGCATCAGGGCCAGAAAGAGTCATGTTTGGAATAAGAGTCTTGTCTGGATATCTGCCCATCATCAAGGACAGAAGTACAAGCTTTATGTTTAACATGTGAACTTGAGAATAAAGTGTTTCAATCCTAGTTTGAAATAAATTAGTTATAAAAGAAGGCATAATTTGCCTTCCAGAATCTTTTTGCATTCTTATAGATTCCTTCAAAATGGTCAGGGGAGTTCTGTTCCAAAGAGGAGGCCTGAATTCAAGGTGGCCCTGAGTATTGCAGAAGAATTCCATATCTAAAAAGTTTGCAGCAGCAACAGCTTGCTGAAAAACATTATCATAAGTTGCACTAAACCTTTTCCAATTTCCAGAGTTATTCATATTTAATATAAAAGGCCTAATATCTGCAGCATCATACTGATCTGATACTATAAATAAATTTCTATCCCTATTCAGCCTGACATCTTCGATTCTTCTCTGCGCCCCAACAAGCATCATGGCTCTAGTTAAATCGTGATTTTCATTCTCGTCCCCAGACACTGGAAGTCCAGTACTTCCTCCAAGTATGTCTATAGATATTCCAATTTGATCAGCAGAGGACGCTGCTCCACCAAACTTTGTGCCTATACTTACCTGATTCTCTATTGATTTATTTATTGTTTCTATTTCTGACTCAAGAGTTGCTATTATGCTATGTGGAGGGATCCCCGTAGTACTAAAACCAATTGATTCTTGTGATTTATTAAGCTCATTTATCTTAGATCTCAAAGCAATCTTTCGCTGCTGTAAAGATCTAACTTGACTAGCTGCATTTTCTCTCATTCCAAAGTTTGCAATAATTTGCTCATTTGTCGCAGCACTAACGGACATCATTCTATATGGCTTGAAGTTTCCGTAAATTTCATTTTGTCTTCTTAGAGTCTGAAGAACAGATGTGATGGGGTCTGTTTGAACCAATGTGGTTGAGGTTCTAGAGCTTATATTCTGAGCAGTAAATGCCTGCTCCATAAAAGACTGTATATTGTATGGCTGACCAACAATCAGGACGCTGAGTATGTTTGCCATATCTAAATTATTTAAAACACCAGCATGACTGCCATCTCCTGCGGGAGTGACACTATACTGCTCCGTAAAAGTCTCTTGATTTCTAGTGTTTTCTCCAATCGGATCAACCATGGTGAAGCCGCAAGTTGCAGTTATAACACCCTTCTTCCACCTATATACAAAGCCGCTCGGATGCTGCATAACCCTGCTTCCGGCAAGAGATCCAAATCCATTAAACTGATCTTGAAATAAGTTTCCTTCGTTAGCATTTTGTCCTGCTAAAATTCCATCGTCATAGCTCAAAAGACCTGACTGAAGCAGTTGCTTATTTTCATACAATAAATCTGCTTCGGAAGATATTACCTGTCCTAACGAATCTGTTGTTAAATCGTATGGACTTAGAGGGTCCATAAGGATGCCCTTGGGATCCGTCATTGACGGCTGTGTAGCAAACTGACTCCACTTTAGCCAATTCTTATTAGAAGAGCATGAAATATTTAATGACCAAAAACCACCATTGTAACGTTGATCAATACTGTTTACAAACCCTCCAAAGGTGTGTATCATCCCAAAAGAATTATCTTGAAACGACCTTATCTTTTTATATTGATCAAAGGAGATCCCCTGATTTGTATATAGTTGATATTCTGCCTTTAAAATTATCTCGTCCATTTCTAAATATTCTTTATCAAAAGGAGAGTGTCCTGCTGAAGCGCTAAAGTTATCATCAGATGAAAAATCTTCAAATGCTGTATTTCCTCTTATGAAGAAGTGAACTGGATCAGGCGGATTAATTATAGGCTTTCCAAGGTAAAATGTACGCATTCTATCTCTAACGTAGTCCATATCTAAGGATCCATCCATAGACCCTAATCCTACAGACTCCATTATGGCCGAAGCTATAGCTCCTCCGTCTATTGGAGGCATTGTTCCTGACATCCCCTCTGATCTAAGCCCGCCATTTGCAAGATCGTTTAAAAGACCAAGGGTTCCATTTACAGCCTCCTCTACAGCATTATCTATATCATCTTCCAAAACAACACCTATTCTGTAGGGATACTCCAAAGTAAAATTTGCGTTTCCATCATTTAAGTTTAAGGAAGACGAAAAATCTGTAAAGTTAGTAAACTCAATAACACCTGTGCCTGGACCTGTAGAATAGTTATCAACACTGTCTTGATCAACTATCCATGTTGTCAAATAATTATCTGCAGAAAAAGCATTTCTTTTCAATATACTTGCTATATCTTGCATCATAAGATCATAGTTTGCTTGCGCCGCACCATAGCTTAAGGCGTCACCTATGTCTGAAAACCAGTTTCCAGAAAACATATCATTTGAAACAGGAAGGTCAAAGCCCGCTTGTCCGCTAGACTGCTTTCCATATTCTCCTTTGAACAAAGCTTTTTGGCTGTCTAAAACCATCTTCGCCTGAGATGCGGGAAGCGTTTTTATATAATCTCTGTTTGTATAAGGAGGAAAGGCCGTACCTCCAGAGTCTGCCCTTCTTGCGGTTGGGCCTTCTACATTTGAATTATTAAGAACCCCATCATCTCTTACATCTGCCATTTGAGATTCATTAAGAAAAATATATTGACCTGTTTTTACATCATAAACAGAGTATCCGCCATCAACTTGCATCCCGACATCTCTAACCTGATCCAGCCACATATCTAATCTTTTTTGCGCATACTCTTCCGCCGTATATTGCAAGTTATCAAGCTTTAAATATCTACCCTCTCTTAAGAATGATGACAGCAAATTCATGCTATACTGCTGATTTTTTGAGTAATAAGTTTCAAACTTAGTTAAGCTTTCATAGGCTCTAACTTGCTGCACTTTATATGCAAATAGCGCTTTTGTAGCACGTAGCAGCATCTTTTCTGTTTTGTCCATATAATTTATATTATTGGAAGATGCCAGGGATGAAAATGCCTTCTTTTTAACTAAAATTGTAGCTTCTGGAGCTTGTGTTATAACATTTCTAGAGTCAGGAGTAACAGAGTGAGCTCCGTTTCTATTTAAAAATATAGACGCACCAGTGCCTACCATAGACGGAGCATTGTGAGATAGCTTGTTAAAATCTACATACAAAGGCGAATTGCCACTAGATATATCTTGCGCAACCTTATCAAGCGTTTGCCTTATATGTCTTTGAAAATTTTTTCTTCCCATTTAAAACCTTTAACTTATTATACCTAACTAATTAAGAACCTTTTTTGCTTTTTTCCCGCCTATTAACACCCAAGTCTCCATTGGACTCTCCTCCTTGGTCAAATGGGTTGAATTTAGACTTTTCTCCTGTTGAAGCATTAGGGTCATCAGGAGAGCTGTACATATTTTCATCTTTGTATATAAATGAAGAAAAATCATCTGTTTCAATGGGAAATGACAAATAGTTTACCTCAGGAAAAAGATTCTTAGACACAGAAGAAGGAGGTGCCATTCTCGTTTCTCCATCATACTCATAAGGATTTCTATGCCACCTCATAAAGTTGCCTCTGTACCCTGTTCTTCTTGTGACTGTAAAACTTAAAGTATAAGTAAACAGGCCCTGCTCTTGTGCCGACTCTTTTACTGTAAAGTCTGTAAAATAACCTCTAAAATATTCTCCTTGATAAAACATATCTATATTTGTAGCAAGAGCGGCCATTGTTGGAGTTGATCCAAAGGCCCTCCTGTCTAACGAGCTTTGGCCTGCTCCTGAAAATGGATCTGTTATTATATCTATAGCATTAGAAAAACCATCTACAGCTCTAGAGAAGGCTCCTCCTGTTGCAACGTCTGCGATGGCGCCCAAGGTGCCACCTGCTCCAGAGCTCTCTTGTGCGGCAAGAGCAGACTCCGTAGCTGACTGTACAGTATTTTGAGCAATCTTTCTTTGCCTTTCGGCAAGAATCTCTCTCATCCTTATCTGCTCGTGTCTATATATGCTTCTTAAAATATTTATTCCTTCTATCCCAGAAGAGCCGGTAGTTCCTGTTATGGATATTGTAGTAAGCTTTTCTCCCCAATACTGGACAATAAAGCCACCTTTTGTTTGATTGGCCTGAGTTATCTTTCCATCTGTTATATCAAATGATGTTGGATTTATATATAACTGTCTTCTAAGATGAGAAGAGGCTCCGTCATTAGAAGAAGAATATAAGTCGCTATCCGTTGTCAGTGCAGCCATATCAAGCGGCAAGAAAAAAACTATTGTTTGTCTACTTATCCTGGCCATTAGGGTGTCCCTCCTCCGCTCTGAACTCTTCGTAGTTCATTAGATAATCCTATAAAGATCTCTCTTCCCTCATCCGTAAAACTTATGTCAACAGGCACTCTATATTCTGCCATTGCCGCTGCAAGTTGCGTTGCAATTGCTTGAGCAAATTCTGTTCTATTTGCAAAGCCGCCCTCTTGAAGCGTGGCCCTTGTAGCTCCTGCCGCAGCTTGCATAGAAACTGCCTCTATTCTTCTCGCCAAATCCTCCATCCCCATAGTTCTAGCTCTAGCTAGCTGTGGATCTACGGCAACAGAAGCCGTTCTGACCCCGGTATTGTCAGTAGTTCCGGATGAAGTTCTTCCCCTAAGGTATTCTAATGCATCCTCTGGCGGAAGACTTGCCCCCCTGGCCACTTCTGGGGCAGAAGGAAGCGTTGCATCCTCAGGCAAGTATTGGCGAATTCTATCCTCAACCCCCTCAAGAATTTCACTTGCAGTACCACCGGCCCCCTCTATTCTGCCTCTGATATTAAATCGGTCCATCGCAAGCTCTCCTGCGCGCCTTGGAGCTTCTATTAAAATTCTATTTTGAGCAAAAAGCAAATCAACCTGTGCTCTTGCCAAGTGGCTTATTTTTTCTAAATTTGAAACAGTCTCATCTTTATTTTCCGTAGCTCTTGCAATTTGCTCATTTAAAATATCTGCCCTTTCACTATCTCCTGCGGCAGTAGCAGCCTCAAGCTCTGACAGAAGGTCTAACACTGCATTTTGCTGACCTACACCCTGAATATTAAACTGGCTTCCCAAAAGCTGCTGTTGAGTAAAGAGTTGTGCATTTCTGCTTGGATCTGCAGATGCGTCATCTAAGGTTGTAATTTGGCCTCCGCCAAATCTTGCGAGCATATCTCTCATTCCGCCTGCCAGCATAGAGGATAGCTCTCCTTGGTCGTCTGTATTTCTCATTGCTTGCTGCAAAGCAATTCCTGACCCAAGCATCCCGCCCTGTTGCCCAAGATCTAAGCCTCCAGATTGCATTACCAGATATGCATTTCCATAATCACTAGCTAGATTGGCTAAAGACTGAGAGAGCCCGGTTGTTGCAGTTAGTGCGGCTTCTATTGGAAGTCCTGTCCGCTCCATTACGTCGCCAAAGCCTCTTAGTATAGGCTCTCCAAACCTAGCATTTACCCCCATCAACATAAAGCCATGTGCAACACTATTCAGGGTTGATGCAACTTTGTCCATTGCAATACCTAAATCGCTACTCATATCAATGAAGCTTGCAAACGTTTCAACTGCATCTTGACCGCTCATAGCCTGCTGGTTTAAAAGCTCATTTAAAACCTTTGCGCTCTGTGTTTGATGCTGTCCTGCCGAAGCTCCAAGAGCATATGCTGCAGCCAAAACATTAGTTTCGCCCGCAGCTGTTGATACAGCCTCGTTAAACTGCTCCATTGTTATATTGGTGTTTCTCGCTTGATCTGCAAAATGCTGAAGCTCATCTGTGTTTATATATAAGGCCTGACCAAAGTCTGACGCAGGAATCGACCTTAGCGCATCTCCAAAGCCTTTGGCTTCAGCTATTGTTCCTCCAAAGCGCTGATTAAGCTTGAGCATCGCCCGGTCATATTCCATATATTCCTGCGGAACGTCCAAGGCTATTGCTATATCTTCAAATCCAGAAACTGCCGTGTTAACTAATGCATCAAATGTCCGATTTAATGCACTTACTCCATCTGCAAAACCACCCACCAACGGGCCCAGGCCTGGGATAAGCCTTCCGACATCAGCAAGGGCACCCGCCGTTGTTCCGAGGCCATTCTTAAAAGCCTGTGCAGCCTCAGTTAAATCGGACAGAGATCCTGTGCTACTTCTTGCAGTTGCATCAAGAGTTCCAATGGCACGATTTGCATCCGCAATTCCAAGGGTAACATTTCGTACCGGATTCAAAAAAGCTTCTAACTTTTCTGTATAAGTATCTATCCAAGCTGCCATTGTTTATCTTTCCCTTTTAATCTTCGGTTAGCTTTACAACACTAGATAGGTTGCCAGGCACTCTTCGGCTTCTTGCATCTTTTGATATCCCTGTATTATATTTGTCTAAATTAGTATTTTTTCCTTTATTAAGAATTGAATCAAGCTCTTCAGTATTCTTGAATAATCCATCTCTAACGAATGTGTCAAACTCTTCATCATCCATAAATCTTCCAGACTCTTCTGCTTCTCGCATATCTCGAATCTTTCTAACCGCTTCTGAGTTTACAAACGAAGCTAGATACTCTACAAGGCCAAGATTGGTTTTGTAGTCATTTTCTTTCTCTTCTGCAATCATTAAGCCATACCAAGCCCACTGAACAGAGGTTATGTTTTGAATACGCGGATCATCAACGGCACAGCCCCAGATCTTGCACATTTTCCAGCGTAGCCAACTTGAGGGCTCCGCGATTATGCTTTTAAATCATCAATGTCAAAAGAATCATTTGCAGTCTTAACTAGGTCCTCATACTCTTTATGGAGAGCCTCTATTAAGTTTGCTTGCATTTTTAGCAAAACATGTATTCTTTTTTCCTCTATCTCTAATGAGTCATCATCGCCGTCATATAGACTTTCAAGCGGGACTCCATTAACATGAGTAACAACATAAGCAAGAGTAGTCGGCTTTAGCTCCAGAACTCTACCTACATCATCTATGTCCATAACTCTTCTAAGAAGCTTTCTTTGAGAATCTGTCGTTAAGGTCTCTAGAGCAAAGGTATATCCTTTGAAAGATACCTCTTTTTGACACTTGCCCAAAAATATTAGATCTCTAAGATCCGAAGGATCATTCTTTTTTTCTTCTTCGACAGATTCTTGCTCAACAACCTTATCCGCATTTCCCGTCGAAGAAGTTGGATGATTAATTGTAGCTGTTCTTTTTGGCATTAAAGCTCCTATCAATTATAACTTTGGTTATATAATACTAAAAGATAAAAAAAAACACTGCAAAAAAGCAGTGTTTTTAAATTCATATGCTCTATTTAATAAGCTGCATGTATTAGTCCGGGAAAGTCCAGAGACCCTCTGCGACCGGAAGTACCATTGTCTGCAAGCTGCTCTATAGCATCCACCTGTCTGTTTGCGATCTCTCTTCCACCGCCAGTTCCCTGACCTGCAGCAACAGGCGTTGTTACGCCGCCGCGATGAGAGCTCATGTATTCTGCATCTAAGTTTGCATCTTCTGTTATTAGATACGTGTCCGAACTATAGGTTTTGCTAAGACTCTTAAACCAGCAGTTATGATAAGTTGTAACAATTGCATCGTCTCCGCTTCCAGAAAACTTATCGAAAACGACTATGTCGAACGGTATTCTTTGAGCGCTTATTTGCGTAAAGCCTCTTGACATGGATTCTGGTAAAGATAGTCCGTCAAACATCATTCTTTTCACCGTAAGAGACACTGTTGTTGCAGAGTTTGGAACATATTCTATAATTCCATCCGTTCCTACTTCTGTTATCGACTTATTAGTTCGTTGCTGCTGAACAGTGAATGACTGAACCGCTCCAACGGGTTCATCATTAACATATATCAAAATCTGAGTTGATAAACTGGCCCTTGTCTTGGCGCCTTCAACATCAATGCTGTCTAAAATACTTCCTGTATTTGGATATTCTGCGGCCATGTTTTATTCTCCTAATTATATGATTCCAACTTCAATATCTATAAAGACATAGTTTATTGGGTAAGCCGGTGTGAACTGCAAGAAGACATTGATCTGTCTTGGATCAACCTTGTCTTGTGAAACTTTAACATTTTTATACGCAGTTACAAGCCCCTGTTGAACCAGGCCGTTCATTACAGATCCCGTCCTGTTTGCAACCAGCGTGTTTGTATCTGCGCTCTGAACTCCGCCGATAAAGCCTTTTAGAGAACTCCTAAGAACCTGCTTTACCTTGTCTCTGATGAACATTATTGATATTTCTTCGTCTTCAACAAAACCTGAGTTACTGGTCGTTCTTCCTGCAAGAACCTTTCCACCGCCCGTAACAGGCTGAAGAACAGTAGCTCCAACGTTTCCTAGTGAATTCAGAACAACAGGTCTTTGAACTTTGGATCTTAAGATTGAGAATCCAGAAAGAGACTTGTTTGTAAGTGGTATTGCTACATTTTGCTTGCTAGACAGCCATCCTGCCGCACAAGCTGCTACATAAAAACCATCTAAGTTTATGTTTGTTCCATTAACATTGCGAACAATCTCATCTGGCCAGAAGTAAACGCATCTGTTGCTTGTGTAATTGTCACTAAGCTTAAAGTTAACAAGATCTTCAACATTTTGATCTAAGACCTCCGATGCATCATCTCCCTGCACTCCCTCTAAGATTCCTATATCTTCTACGGCAACCTCTTCCGAGCCAATAAGGGCTGCGGCAGTAACTCCTGCAATGGAGCCGATAAAAGCCATTCTTTCTTTTCTATTTGCAACAGAACTCATGTTTTCACAGTGAGATACTGCAGCTCTAAAAATAGATGACTTTGCAGTCTTTGGAAGAGGAACTACCATCTGTGCGTCAGCAGCCTCAAGCTTTTCAAAAGCATTGAACCAATTTGTATCAAAATAATCTGCGTCATTTTCATCAACATAAGTTATTTTTAAGCCGTCACCCTCTTGAAGCACACCGCTCTCTACAATATCTCTATGAAGCAATAGTGCAGCATCTACATTTGTCGTATCACCAACATCTTTTATAAAGAACTGTACATCCTTATAAGAGCCCGCAGAAAAGGATAATGTTGCTCCTTCTGGATATGCCTTAACGTATGCCTTTTTATCAGAAGCAACTGTCGTTATAGTAAGCTCTGGATCAAAACCCGAACTTCCAAACAATTGCGTTGAAATATCTGCCTTAGAAGTATATACAGCTCCACTCGATGGATGCTCCATGCTTGTGATTACAATTGTTGTCTCATTCGCAGTAGACTCCATACTTCCGTCAAAATCAAACTCTGTAGATTGAAAGTAATCTCCTGTGGAATCTGACCCAAGATCTCCATCTACTCCGTCTCCAAGGATATCAAACCCTGTGTCAACAATTGTGTAAGAAAATGTAAAGTCAGAGCTAGAAATAAAGTTTGTTTGCTGAGTTTCTGATTCTAACTGAGAATTGTAGAAATCAACCTTATTTGGGAAAATCTGTGTTTCAATTCCCTTTCTAACTACGAAAAGATTAACTCTAGTGTCTGAGTCTGGCCTTCCGTTTCTTATTCCTGTTATTGGCCTTGGAATTACAAACCTGAGATCATCAACTTCGCATGCCGAAGCAGATGCTGTCCCGCTGCTATAACATCCTGCAAAGCCTCCATTTCCAAGAGAATCCTTTTCTTCTAACAAGTATGAAGAAGACCTTCTTGGTATAGCCGGCTTACACTGTATGGCAAGAACTCCAGGTGCGCCATTTTCCATAGCCATCTGTGCGCCAAGTGCAAGAGTGTTGTCTTCACTTGGAGACCCATGCTTTGCAAACAAGGCATATGCATCAGTAAAAAACTCAGGGTCATTTAAATCTGCATCGTAAATGTATTTAACCTCTAATGAGTCGCCTCTTCCAAGGGCTCGTCCAGATACGTCAACATAAAACTTGTCGCCAACTTCGAATGGGGTTGTTGATTCGTTTATGCCCATAAGAAGAATTCCATTTGTTTCTAAGAGATAAACCGTTAAGTCATCATCAGCTATTCCGTCTGAATAATCAGATTCTGATAAATCTGGGAAGCCTGTAGTGGAATCTCCATACTTGTGAATTCTAGCTCTTCTTGAGGAAGTAACCTTGGTTATAACATACCTTCCCTCTGCATCTCCAGAGCATACAACGGCAACTTTGCCTACGTCTTCGCTCTTAAAAACGCCTGGAGAAATAGGATCTCCATTTGCATCATGATCTTCTAAAGCTCCATCGATCAAAACGTTTGTAGCCCTGACTTGCCACAAAGCAGTTGCTGATCCTGACACCGGGAGAGAGTCTGTTGTTAAAGTTATGGTTGAGAAGTTTGAATCAGTAGAGTCTGCAAGAGAACCCATGGCAATAGATTTAATTTGATATGCCGTAGCGTCTACTATCAAGTAGTCTCCTGCAATTGCCTGACCATGAGATATAAGGTCTGCTTCAACTACAAACTTATTCGTTGTCAATGCTGTTGTATCTCCGGTTGCAACAGTTGCCGTACCCTCTCCAACCGTTTGATCCATAACAACAAGCCCATCTGCAACCGGATCTACATTTCCACTTACTGCGCCAGTTGTAATCTTGTGATAAGAGCTTGAGAAGGTCCTAGCGTTTCCAGATGCGTCATAAATCTGACCAGATTTGGATCCAACTGCAGTAAATGATGCATTTCCAGCAATTGGGTTTCCAGAAGAGTCCCTCTTAACCGCAACACATCTGACCGTCCATCTTTCTGGAGGAGCAGTAGAGTCTATAACCTGAAGGGTGCTTCCGCCTGCACCAGACGAAGTACCGCAGGTCTCCTCTACTATAAATCCATCTCCAACGTTCGAAGAAGATGCAGAATAGCCATTTCCGCCCTGATCTTTAATATAGGCGCCCTGAAGCTCTATGGCTCCTTTTTTATAATCTAATCTGTAATCAAACTCTGTAGAGAAGCCTGTAGTATCCCAAAGGTTATCTGAGGAGCCTACCGTGTCTTGAAGTCCATATAGAAGAGATCCATTTAGGCGAACTTCTGTTCTGCCGCTTACAACTGGAGAGTTTGGTATCTTAAAGTACCTGCTATCTCCAGTTCCTGTTGGACTATGAGTGGTGTTTCCATCAGCTCCTCCTCCAGCAGCGGAGTCAACAAGAGTTTCCTCCCTAATTCCTTCTCCCATAATACATGCGATTCTTACCCCACCAGGGATTGAAACGCCTCTTGAGATAACTCTATCTCTGGCAAATGCTCCTGGTTGAACAAAACCTGAAATTCCGGGTATGTTAGCCATTTAAAATCCTCCGCGCTTGCATAATTTCATAAAATTGTTTATTATTAGTAGTTTCATTTTTAACATAACTTCAGATATTTGTCATCTCTATTATATCACTAAATTTAGTAGATAAAACATCAGCAGCAGTTTTTTGACCAGGAATCGGAGTGAGTGATGGCTGAAACTTAAAAACCATCTTTTCTACAACATTTTGAATTGGTATTTCCACCCTCCACTCAGAAATGGTTCCTATCGTTATACTTGTGCTATAAATATAGTCATTAGCATATTGCTCTGATGACTCCGCTCCTATCTGTAGACTCTTTATAAATAGCCCACTGGCCCTCAGGTCATTCCATAAAGCGTATTGAAGCGCAATGCTAGTTATATCAACAAGCTCTTGCAACTCGCTCTGACTCTCAGAGTACAGTTGAACTTCAAAGGTCAAATCCCACATCCCTGCGTATATCCTGTGAGTTGGGGTGCTAACTATCTTTGTCGCTCCATAATCATTCTGTATAGCTTGCGACTTATATTTATAGGTCATATTTTGATTAAAAGAAACAGGTTTATACGATCCCCCATTTGCCTTTATAACTATGGCAGGAAAAAATTTAACCTCATATCTGAAAGTATCGCTTATAAGTATTTTTGTTGTATACTCTGAATCTATATCAATGCCTGTTTGATCTGGGGTTAGTGGGAATCCGTATTCATCATCTCTATATGTAAAAATAGAGTCATTTCTAAATATCTTTCTCAACCCATCAATAAGCAAAGTTTTTGGATGAACTATAGCTGTCTGCTGAACAATATGATTATCTCTAAAGAAATTGGAGTATACAACGTGCTCTCCGTTCAGACCAGACCCTGGAGTGTTTTGTTCATCCATCATCTGCTTCTTCTCCTAAAAACCTATATTCTATAGGAATATATGCATTATCCTCTATAACAGAGGCCTGTTTGCAAAAATGCTTAACTTCACTTATAAACTTATCTAAACTTTCACGATTTTCTATTTCGTCTGAACTTATTGATATCGTCTTCTTAAACATTAGCTCAACACTTATATCGCAATTATTAACATCTAAATTACCAGAAACTATTTCTATAGAATTGCTATCTGATATCATGTTTATGTTCTTGTTCATATCTTTTCTTAGAAAATCAGATATATTTTTTATGGTTTTAGTTAAAATTTTATTTTGTTTTATTTTATTGTCAAAAAATTTTACAGCAAACATCATCTAACCTCGTACTCTTTAGAGCCTTCTGGAATTTCAATAGTTCTATTTATTGGCCTAAACTTGTTATGAATATACTCAACACCATAAGCACCGCAAGGCACCCTAACTTCCCAATAGCCATCATGATTTGTTAATATGTTTTTTATAAGTTTATTTGACTTATCGTAGACATTGATGGCGACACCCTCTATGGGTCTTTTTGCCTTATTTACTATATAGCCAAATACTTTAACATTTCCAAGAACAAGGCGATCAACCTTCCCCTCTGTCTGCACCATGTCAGATATTGTTGGAGAGGGGTCGACAGACCTGGCCCCAACTGCTGGTGTCGGCACCGCACCAAGTTTTGTAATCTTATTACTTAAGTTCTTTACATTTGTATCTATAATCTGCATTCTTTGATCTAATAGCTCTATTTTGTCTAAAATCTGATAAATTGCATCAATTGCAGACTCTTCTCTCTTAGATGGCATACCCTACCTCGTTAAGCGTGCTCTATAACATTGGCAACTTCTTGTATATTACTCAGAGTAATGGCGGATGCGCTGGTGTCTATCAAAGAATATGCTGAATTTATAGAGTTAACAGATGTATTTCCATGAACATTGATATTTTTAAAAGTATTTCCGCTATTTAAATGTACAATGCCCTTTCCATATCCAATTCCGTCGAAATAGCAATTTGTTATCTCTATATTCTCAAAAACCTGAGAAGAGTCGCCTCCTATGTGTATTGGCATTTCATTTGGATTCGTGCTTGCCGAAGTAGAGTTTGGAACAAAATCACTATGACCTATAAAGCTTATATTTTTTACAATAAATCTAGCCTCTTGAGACTGAGACGCTTCTGTTATGTCATTTTTTATCCAAATAACGCAATCTACTCCGGACGTTGTTGATGGCGGTGCTATTGATTTGTATACGAAATCGGACAGCTCTGCTCCATAGACTATATTTGACGCACTTCCATACTTCCCTATTACAAAGACTGGGTTTGTTACGCCACTGATTGCGGTGCTTTCAAGATTATATGAGTTAGCCCTCTTTATTATCGTAGATGGGCCTGATCCCTTTATTTTTACATCACGACCTATATATATACTTTGAGAAACTTCATACGTTCCATCTCTTATATGAACAGTGGGAGCCCCCATGTCAGGAAATAATTGTGAAAACCTTCCTGCGTAGTCAACCGCGCTCTTTATATCTGTAAAGTGTCCAAACCATTGATTGTTTGAAACAATAATATCTTTTGTTAATTTATAATTTACATGATCAACATGCAGCCTCATATCTCTTATGACATTTGCAGTTGACGTATCTATGATAACTTTGGCCAAATGACATATGTCCATATCCATAAATGGAGAAATATATCTTGAAGAGTCATCAGGATCAACAGCCTCGTTTTCTATCAAAATGCATCCGGACCCATCTATTGCTATGTAAAAATCATTTAAATCTGCAGAGCTTGTGCCATATACATATCTCAGATCTTGAAATCCATGGTGCTCAAAACGAGTTCCGTTTACAACATAAATTCCTGGCTCTATAGTAATCAAACATGAACCATCACCTGCTGAGTTATCAACGGAAGAAATAACACCATTTCTTATGACGCCATTTCCCATAAGCTCATTTCTTGGGCCCTGTAAATACCTCTCTATAAAAGCTTCGCTAATTATCGTGTCATCAACAGTTCCTGTGGTTCTCTTGTCCACAACCCTTGGAACACCCAGGCCCGAATCTCCAAGTATAAGCCCGAGGTCAGTTGAGTAGCTTCCTCTGCATATGTGAAGAACTTCATCTGGAGGTTCATCGTAGCCGTTTAAAGTTACCGACAGGGTAACGGCAGGGCTGCCTGTTGTAAATACATCCAATATAACAAATGACATTCTATCATTTGAATATACCTTATATGTACCTGTAGCCCCTACAAAGACTGGCTCCCCAGCGGCAAGAGATGGGTCAGTTAATGTTGCATATCTAGAGGTGGAAACCGAAAGAGTTGCGGTTTGACCATCCTTTATAAAGTTTCTACTTACATCAGAAACTGCTGCATGAAAACTTGGATCATCAATATTTCCATTAATTACCATTCTTTTTGAATAATGAACATCTTGACTCTCTGTTACAAAGACATCAAACATGATAGATCCATCCCCAGATACCTCATCAAATTCCAACTCTCCAATTGGACAAGAGGACCTCATAAAAAAGACTTTGGATGAATCTGACAGCACTCCGCCGAACATTGCCCCTGTAGAATCAAGAGTTATCAAGCTTTCAGATACAGAGTTTACTCTGTATGTTCCATCGTCACTCTCATCTGTTGACCCCGCTACTACGCATAGGTCACCAATCCTTATTCCTTCTTCGTAGAAATCTTTTGTTAAACTAGATATATTGATCGTCCCTGTGCTCAAGGCAACTGAAGCGCTGGAATACTCCTTTATCATTCCGAAGCTTTCATGCAATACACCGTTTATATGATATGAGTTTCCGTACGTTCCCTCGACCTCTCTTTCCAACATGTATGACAAACCAAGCGTTGATAGCGCATCATTAGAAGCTGCATTTACAACTTCAATAGTTCGTTTTTTTGAGTCAGATGAAAAGTTGGGCAAAACATGGGTTAACGCAAGCTCATAACATTTTAATGATCGCATCTTGTAAGCCATAATATTTAGATGGTTTCCAACAGCATGTTGATTTATTTGATTTACTATAGTATCTATAGTTTGAGTCGAGTAAGAAGAGTCATAAATATTTATATCAACAGCATCTTCTCCGTCTATTTTTATAGACAGAGTATCGTTTGATCCGCTTATAATGTTAGATGGCTTTATTCCTGATGAAATTATCGTTGCAGCGTTTGGCATTGCAATTTGAATATCTGGGGTATTCGTATGATCATACCTAGGCCTAACGCAACAATTTAGTGCATTTTCATTGTAATTACCATACTCTGCCTTTGTTATCTTTCCTGTTATTCCTGGCTGAAAACCGCTTTCTGGCTGGCTATAAACTGTGATATAATCAAGAGATTTATCACTATTTAAAACGACTTCGCTTATTTGATACTCTCTGTTATCATTTGGATTTGTAGACCCCATCATTGTAAAGATGTCAAACTTTGAAATGGTTCCAGCTGGAATTGGACTGTCTAAAAAACTTATCCTCTCAGTGCTTCTTGCGCTTGGGCCGGCATATGAAATTGAAGACTCTGAAATAAGAGTCGTTCCTAACTCCGCAGCCTCTAATGCGTCATAAGAAGAGCCGGTTCTGATAATTCCATTTGAATTAAAGTTTAGAGTATTATTTCTAAGGCCCTTCCCTTCGATTGAGGCCAGGTCATCAATTGCGCCCTGAAGACTGTTTGATGTGATTAAATCACTGGTTTCCAGATTGCTATAATATATTTGGGTACCAGTATGAGAGTTGTTTGTTGCAGATAAGCCTTCTCCAGTATATAATATATGAGAGTTATAAATTAACTCTAAAACTTCTTGAACAGTGGCTGTTGTTAAGGCCAAAGTAGCATTAGTGCCCGGTATCGCAGTAGCCTCTTCTGTTGTTATAGCCTTTGCCCTGTGTCTATTTACAGCATCTTCATGAACATGTGCGGATACAATTCTATTTAATTCTTCTAAAGTTGCAATTATAACCGCAAGCCTATTGCTTACTTGGGAAATCTCTTCTTGTAACAGCTCTGTCGGATATCTGAGCCTAAGCTTTGATTCATCTATTGCTGCAGTTTTTGATACATCTTCATTTATTATAGGGCCAGACAATATATTGGATCTATCTAGTGCGCTCTTTAAAAGATTTCCATTTTCATCCAGAGCAGCAGCAAGCCTAGCGGCCACGGTGTTTCCTGCTGCACCCTGAGGGTTTACGCCCAGAGTCTTCTCAACCTGAAATAAAGCTGACCTCAATGAATTAAGAACATCAGATCCTATTTCTGTTATGTTATCTCTAACAACTGGTATTTCTACTGATGTGTCTAATTTATTTGGATATTTTGACTTAGGCATCTATATTCCTCTAACCACAATGATAGGTGCATCCAACGAATGCTTTTCTATAAGTTTCACCATTATGAGTAAACTCATAACATTCATAAATATTACTATTTAAATCAAAATCACAATCGCAGGTTATTTTTGCAACTGTATAATTATGCAGAATATCATCATCCTGCCTCATTCCATGACCAGGAATTTCGCATGTTGTTATGAAATCACCACTTTCCAGTGGTCCATTTATATTGCAAACCCATATTGCACCCTCTCCAAGAGAGTTTATCATCACCCTATCGTCTCCTTTCTCTTTTGGATAAACACTTACAAAGCGTCCCATTGAGAAGCTCCTCGAATCATCATTTGGATCTTCTGCATCGGAAACAACTCCGAAAACTGATTTTTGCATTTTTTTACTTGAAAGTTCCACAAACGGAATTGCTTCATTTATAGTTATTCCTCTATGCAGGTATGACCCGGAGGCTGCAACTATAAGCCCAACTTCAGCTTCAGCACGCTCGACAGAGTTCCCTTCAGAATATAACGCCCTATGCTGCCCAGTAAAATTCATCTTCTCACTGCCGCCTGTGGAATTGTTAATATATCCTGTTAAGATATGATTAACAGAATCATCGTTGCTATCTGCCCTATTACAAGACCAAGTAAAACAAAGAGAGCCCGGATCTGGACTGCTCATGAAGCTCAAAGGGAAGGTTATGTGCCAGGTTGCAACGCCTGTACTCG